ATTGCTCCAACAACCAGTTGACCAGCCTCAGTGTTCCTAATGCTATTCATGTGTGTTGCTCCAACAACCAGTTGACCAGCCTCAGTGTTCCTAATGCTACTCGTGTGGATTGCTCCAACAACCGGTTGACCAGCCTCAGTGTTCCTAATGCTACTCATGTGTATTGCTCCAACAACCAGTTGACCAGCCTCAGCGTTCCTAGTGCTGCTGAAGTGTGTTGCTCCAACAACCAGTTGACCAGCCTCAGTGTTCCTAATGCTATTCATGTGTATTGCTCCAACAACCCGGATTTAAAAAGGTAATATGTACGCCTGCCCTTATTGCTTAAAGAAGCACCCGACCAAAGAATTAGCGATGTCATGCGCTGAGTTGGATATGCAAGAAAATAGAAAATTAGTACTAATCAAAAGATACCCAAAAAATGGCAAGAATAGAAGTGGAAATAGAAGATTATCTCGATGAAATAGACGATAAATACTTAATCAAAGAGCTTAAAAAACGGAAATATAACGTTGTGCTTTCTGAATATCCTGAATATCCTAAATTTGATACACCAGATGAATTATTAACATATATAAAGGGTCTTTTAGGATTAAAACCTTGGCATGGAAAAGAACAAATAATTAAAGAAATATCCGAACTATGAGAAACGACTTCAAACTAACCGTAAAAGGCATTGACGAGAAGGATGCCGAAAAGGTAATCGCTTATTTGAAAAGATATGCTGAATTAACAAACAAAGCTTGCTTCTGCAATATCACAATATTAAACCTGTTTTATAATAGGAATATTGAGACTTATTTTAACAAGAAATATATTGATAGGTCTATCAGAGATATTGCACTCATAGTTACCGGCAATGACTTTCCTAAATCGCAAGAATTTGTAAAAGGGTTAATCCTGGTCGGCTCGCATTACAACGACCCTAACTTTGACGGCTGTCATAATTGCGGCTATCCTGATACAGAGGAATATGGCGATTCAATTTACTGCCCTTGTTGTGACACTCATACACCGTTAAGCGAGGAGGGATAAAATAAACGCAAAAGTTATTTGAATAATAGATTAATAATTAGTATCTTAGTATAAATAATCAACCAAATGAGCAAAATAATAATAGAAAATAGAAGCGATTTAACGGACATAGATGTAATAGATGTAGTAAAGTCGCTTATAGCTATTGGAAGGGTATCAAATAACGGCAAACAGTATTGTTATTTAAGTACTTTTGTAAGACCAAACGGAGGTAATTATCAAATATCTACCGATCTCAATAAGAAGTCAGACAGGTTTTTGATTGTAAAAGAATAAGACTATGGAAATATTTTATTGTGATATTTGCGGGGCTCCGATGATTCTTGAAAAGAAGTTAAAGTCTTATAAAAATCACGGTAGAAATCATCGCAGGAGAAAATATAAATGCACTATCTGTGATTACGAAAAGGTAATCTATGCGGGTGGTGAGATGGATGAAAAGTTTATCCCCGAGATGGGTATTGATGAAGTTTCAGAGATGTTTAAACAGGAAGAAGAAAATAGAGAGACATGAGAGTATTAAAAGTTTTAATTGCTTGTGAAGAAAGCCAGGTAGTATGTAAGGCGTTCAGAGACTTAGGACACGAGGCTTATAGTTGCGATTTACAAGAATGTTCAGGAGGACATCCAAAGTGGCATTTACAAATGGATGTATTTGAAGCGATTAAATTGAAGAAGTGGAATTTAATGAAAGTGGATTCAAAAATCAACAAATAAAGTTAAATATCAAAGACATATTAATACTCCTTTTTTATCATCAAAAAAAAGAAGTAAGACAAGTTTCTTTATTGCTCACGCTATGGCAACTCAATGGTCAGAATTTATTTTAAATACATGACAAAAATCATATTTTCATATAATAATTAATAGTTGCTTAGTAAAAAAAAAAGATATGGCAAAAATACAACTAACAAAGGAAACCCAGAATGGGGTAGATATATATTCCGTTTTTGTTGACGGTATTATAATTGATCATAGTTCCGATATGGCTGAAATGGAATTATTATTTATCAAATGGGAAGCCCGGCTTAAAGCTGAAAAGACCAGAGAGGTTATAAGAGAGTGTGAAATTTAATTATATAAACTATGAATGAAATTGTAAAAATTAACGCATCCGATTATGGATTGGAGGAATCTAAAGCAAGTGAAATAAAGGCTATGTTTATGCCCATGCTTGAAAAAATGGAAGAACTTGAAAAAGAGTACAACGAAATACTACAACTTCCGATAGATACAGGAACTTGCATTTTGGCAAAAGAACTTAGGCTTTCTTATGTTAAGACTAGGACTGCAACCGAAAAGATACATAAAGAATTAAAGGCATTTTATCTCTCAGGTGGTAGGTTTGTTGATGCTTTTAAAAATACACAATCTTTTGCATCTGGGGAAAAAGAAAAAATATTAAAGGCTATAGAAGATCATTTTGAAAACATCGAAAAAGAACGTATCGAAAAATTGCGTGCCGAAAGGTTAAAATTACTGCAACCCTATACAGACATAGAACCAATGCAATTAGGCAATATGGAACAATCTGTTTTTGATAATTATCTGGCAGGGATGAAACTCTCCTATGAGCAAAAAATAGCTGCTGAAAAGCTGGCAGAAGAAAAACGGCTTGCAGATATTGAAGCCGAACGAATCAGACAGGAAAATATCCGTCTCGAGAATGAGAGATTAAAAAAAGAGGCAGAAGAAAAAGAAAAAGCACTATTGATAGAACGTGAAAGGATTAGAAAAGAGAATGAAGAAAAAGAACGTCTGGCAGAAATTGAACGCAAAAAGAATGCTGAAATATTGAAGGCACAACAGGAAAAAGCAGCGAAAGAAAAAGCTGAATTACTTGCAAAAGCAGAAGTAGAACGCAAAGAAAAAGAACGTCTGGGAAAAGAGATTGCAGATATGAAACTGGCTGATGAAAAGGCAAAACAAGATGAAATAAAACGTCAGAAAGATGCAGAAAAAAAAGCCAAACTTGCACCAGATAAGACAAAATTACTTAACTTTATGCAAGCGATTAGCGATCTTCCACGTCCAGAAGTATTAAGCATTGAGGCTGTTAATATCGCAACAAATGCAAACACATTACTCATTAAAGTAGCTACTTACATCAAAGAAAACGCTAATAAACTGTAATATGGAAAAATCAGAATCAATAAAAAATCTTTCAATTGCTTTATGTAAATTTAGCAGTTTAGTTGTAAAAATAAAAAAAACAGAGACAAATCCATTTTTTAAATCTAAATATGCTGATTTGTCAGGTATTTTAGATGTCATTAAAGAACCTCTTATTGAATGTGAATTATCAATAGTTCAGTTTCCTAAAGGCAAATATGGACTCGAAACGATGATTATGCATTCATCAGGGGAATGGATTACAGGTGAATTTGAAATGAAGCCGACAAAGGACGACCCACAGAATGCCGGTTCTGTTATCACTTATCAGAGGCGTTATGCATTAGGTGCTATTTTAGGATTAAATATAGATAAAGATGACGACGGAAATAGTATCGTTAAAAACCAACCCAAAAAAACAAAACCGGAATTAACCCCTAAGTCTCAAGCATGGGAAAAAGCTATCGCTTTTCTTAAATCAGAAAACGGAACAATTGAAAGAGTGAAAGAAGGCTATTCCATTAGCCCAGAGAATGAAGAACTTTTAAAAGCTGCTGTTTTATGATTAAGTTCTATAATGTAGACCAAAACTCAGAAGAGTGGGCGGCTCTCAGATTAGGCAAATTTACCGCTTCTATGTTCGGTGACTTGTTTGCCAAAAAAGATACAGCAACATACAAAAACGCTATTATCAAAGTTGCTTATGAACGTGTCACGGGTGAATGTGAAGAAATGTACTCAAACAAATGGATGCAAAGAGGCCACGACAAAGAACCATTTGCCGCTGAAAATTACGAGTTATTCACATTTAACCGGCTTGAGAACGGGGGCTTTTATGAATATGATGATTTTATAGGAGCCAGTCCAGATCGGAAAATTGTAGGTAAAAATGGCGGCTGTGAATTTAAGTGCCCGTCTGCTCAGGTTTATAATGAATATCTTGAGACTGGAAGAATACCAAGATCATATTATTGGCAGTTACACGGCCAGTTACTTTGCACCGGTTGGGATTTTATTGATTATATGCCTTACTCATCGCCTAAGTTAAAACAGATTTTAACAACAATTGAAAGGGATGAAGCAATATTAACGCAATTAAAAGAACAATTACAAATTGCAATCGAAGAAGTTAATATTTTAATAGAAAGGATTCGTCAATAATTAAAAACATTGTTTATCTTTGGAATTGGATAGTCGGAAGTAATTGCCCGGCGAAAAGGAAACCAGAACTCCCTTCCAGTTCCTTTTGTTCTGGGATTATAAATAAACTGGGAATAATGAGTTGTGGTATCTATAAAATAGTTAGTGAATTATTCAAAGAAAGAATTTATATTGGAAGTGCTTCTGATATTCAAAAAAGATGGAATAGACAAATGAGACAAAATAATTTAGGTAAAATATTATCAGAGGAAACAAAAAATAAAATGCGTTTAACCAGACAGGGAAGAAAGTTTAAAAAATTAATATAAAATTAAAATTATGAATAAAGTACAGTTACACGGCCATTGTGGCAAAGACCCTGAAATAAAAACGCTCGAATCTGGCAAGAAAGTAGCAAAGTTTCCGTTTGCCACTTCTGAAAGCTATAAAGATTCGGCAGGAGATAAGAAAACAAACACCTCTTGGCATTCGATTGTGTTCTGGAATAAACATGCCGAAATTTGTGAGAAGTACGTAAAAAAAGGCATGGAATTGATTTTAGAGGGTGAAATCAATTACAGGGACTACACGGATAAGGATGGGGTAAAGAAATACTTTACAGAAATTATCTGTAATGGAATTGAGTTCTGTGGAAAAAAGGAACCTGAGGCAAAACCAGAAACAACACCTGATAGCCCTGTTAAATACGCTTCTGGTATGTCAGATATAAATGATTTGCCTGGTGCTGATGAAGGTTCTGGCTTACCTTTTTAATCCATGAAACGCAAGCTTTTAACCGAGGTAGACCGGAGCATGGTTATATCTTATATTCAACGGTTGGATATTAAGAAACTGTTCACCGTTGAGGTTATTGAAAAGAAACCTATCCGGTCTATTTCTCAAAATCGCTTATATCGCCTCTGGTTAACCTGTATATCATTTGAGACAGGTAATGACCCGGACGACCTACACGATTATTTTAAAAGGAAATTTCTTGAGCCGGAAATAATCTGTATATTTGGTGTAGAAGAAAAAAAGTACACGACAACAAAATTAAACACGACACAGTTCAAATACTACTTAGACCGGATACAAGCATTTGCAGCCACAGACTTACAAATTACCCTTCCTGAACCAGAAAGTCAAAACTGGGATGAGTTTTATAAATATTATTGTGATAAATTATGAAAGATAAACTTAATACCGCTTTAACAAAAATCAAGGAGTTCTTTATCGACTTGGTAGGATTTTTAAACAATGCCGTTATTTGGGCTTTTTATCCTATTACCCGGCTTGGGATATTTAACGGGTATAATGCTTATTGGTTTGCTAATCGTTATAAACAGAGGCGTGAAAAGCGGTGGCACGCTGAATGGGATCAGATGGGACGGCAGCAGGGAATATTTCCTCTGGATGACACTCATTTAATTGTCTGCTCAAAAATGGAATTAACTACTTTGAAGAAACGCAAAATGATTAATCCTGAAGTAAAAGTTCGAAAATTAATGAAAAAATCTTACTAACATGAAAACAAAAATTCACAAGTCAAAAACAGACGTTCGCCTGAAAAGAAAAGGAAATTATAAATTTGGTGGTGCAAGAGACCGTGATCTTTCGGCAATATTCACCCCGAAAAAACAACATAAAAAAAGTTGAAATGAAAAAAAGCAAAACATTACTACAACTTAAAGCGCAAGCATTAGACGCTTATTCTGAACTTGTCAAAGTAATAGCAGAAAAGGAAGGTAAATTATCCTGCTATACCTGTGATGCACCTTTAAAGAACCATACTTCAAATTGCCAACTTGGACATTATCTTAGTAGGGGCGGTTATCCCGGGTTGACATTCCATAAAAATAATTCCAGACTTCAATGCTTTCGCTGTAATATTCATTTAAGAGGTAATACGGTCGAGTTTCGTGTTAGGTTGATAGATGAGTTAGGGGAGGAAGAAGTAGAAGCCTTGGAATCGAACAGACACGTTCCTTTAAAGCTTTCACGAACGGACTATATTGAAATGATTGCAGAATTTCGAAAACAAATTAAAGAACTAAGCCAATGAAGCCAATAGACCTACTCACCGCAGAATTACGCAAATACCAGTCAGCCTTGCAACACTCTTTTGAATCATATAAAAAAGGTGGCATAATTAAGGAAGTCCACGAGAAGCATAAAGCAAATTGCGAGGCTTGGATATTCCAGTATAAACAGGCCATTGATATTTTAAAAATGTGGATGGATTAATTTCCCTCTTTTAATTTGTTTTATCGAAAAAAGTTGTATATTTGTAAAGTGTTGTAGCACTAATTCGATGAAAAATAAAAAGTACATAGTACAAATATATTGAGGCTTTCCCTGATGACCTTTCCCTTCCCCGGATTGGTGCTACAACTTCAGGGATTGCCTCATTCATTAATATTGTAGCGTTATGAAATATAAAAATTATGAAGACAAGTTAAAACATCCTCTCTGGCAGAAAAAACGCCTTGAAATAATGAAAAGAGACGGATTCCAATGCAAAAAATGTGGAGATACTGAAAGTCCGCTGCATGTTCACCATTTGAAATATATAGATGGAAATGATCCTTGGGAATATTTAAATAAGCATTTAGTAACCCTTTGTGAAGATTGTTATGAAGAAATAGAGGATGCAAAAAAACATTGCCCCGACTTAGATTATTCTAAAATTATAATATACAAGTCTGACAATTGGTCTGGCGGGAATAAGATAATGTTTTCAACGAGAAATGATGTTCTTTCTATGAGGGTATTTAATTCTGACGGCAAATATATTATTGGTTTTAATTTTAGAAACGACTTAGAATTAATATCTTGTCTAATTAAAAAAATAAAAAGATATATACATAATAAAACAAGTCAAGAAGAATCATTTCAATGAGCGACTACCTATACAGAATAAATGGATTTGATCAAATAAAATCATTTTATTCATGGTTATTTAATAATCAGGATAAAAATATTAATACATCCCATGTTAGTTTATATCTTTTTTTAATAAACCAAAATAATAGATCAAATTGGGTAGAATGGTTTAAACTACCTTATGATTTAGGTATGGCTGGTAGTTGTATTGGAAGTAGAAATACATATTATAAATGCTTAAAAGATTTACAAGAATGGAAACTAATTGAATATCAGAAAGGAACAAATAATTATAAAGCTCCTATTATTAAATTATGCCTGTTTAAAAATGAGCATCTAATTGAGCAAGTACCAGTACCACAGAGTGAGCCACTGACTGAGCATCTACCTATACCACTGACTGAGCCACTGACTGAGCATATATATAAACTATTAACAGATAACCTTAAACTAATAACTGATAACCTTACAGAAATATTAGAATTTTTATCTGAATCAAAACCAATAATAGATTATGATTCTATCCTTGAAAATTTTCATTTGTATTGTGATCGCATGGCGAAAGTTTCAAAACTTTCAGATCAAAGGAAGAAACATATTCAGGCAAGGTTTAAAGAATTTAATTTTGATACGATCATTAATGTAATAAAAAAAGCTGGCAAATCGGATTTTCTTTGTGGAATAAATGAGAAGGCATGGAAAGCAGATTTTGATTGGATATTCAACCCTTCTAATTTTTTAAAAATTATGGAAGGAAAATACGATAATAAGGATATTAAGGTTAACGGTTTTGAAAAATTAGATAAGAACGGGAAACCAAGACCGTCACAACAATATACTTTAGTTTCAGGAGAGTGGACAGTATTATGAAAGTAAAATCTAAAACCGGCAATTTATATGATATTGATGTCCCTGCAATAGCAAAGGGACAAATAAAATTAATATGCCCGGCCTGTGTGCATACCCATTCAGATCATAATCAAAAAAATAAAGATGTTTCATGGAATGTAACAGAAAAGATAGGAAACTGTAAACGTTGTGGCGAAGTATTTTTTGTACCGATATCAAAGGAGAAAGAAAAAATATACGTTAAACCTGTATGGAAAAATACGACTGAATTGGATTCTAAAGTCGTAAAATATTTTGAGGACAGGAAAATAAGCCAGTTTATATTACGAAATAATAATCTTGTTTCCTCTGGTACCGAATACATGTTTGGAGAGAACAGAATGACTATCCAATTTAATTACTGGAGAGATTCTGAGTTAATCAATATAAAATACCGGACAAGTGATAAGAAGTTTAAATTAACATCCGGTTCTGAATTAATTTTTTATAATATTGATTCACTGAAGCTATCTAATGAGGCAATAATAGTTGAAGGGGAAATAGATACCCTTTCACTACTCGAATCAGGTTTTAAGTCCGTTGTTTCTGTTCCAAATGGCGCCGGTGCCTCCTTGGATTTTATTGATAACTGCTATGAAAACTTTATTGGTATTGAAAAAATAATCATAGCAGGGGATCAGGACGAACCAGGTATAAAACTTCGTGACGAACTTGCCAGAAGATTAGGTATTGAACGATGCTACAAGGTTGACTTTAACGACTGTAAAGATGCTAATGAGTTTCATGTTAAATATGGCGCTGAAAAGCTCAGGGAGGTAATTAATAATTGCGAACCATTTCCGATTGAAGGTATTTACTCAACTATTGATATTAAGGATGAACTCGAAAATATCTATTTTAATGGCTTGCCCCCCGGAGAAAAAACTGGGGTAATAAAATTAGATGAATTGATTACATGGCAGACAGGACGGGTATATACAGTTACAGGTATCCCTTCACACGGTAAGAGTGAATTTATTGATTGGATATTGACATTATTAAATTTTAAAGTCAATTGGAAACCGGCTTATTTCTCTCCAGAAAATTACCCCCTTGAGTTACATGCTTCAAAAATTATAGAAAAGATCACTGGAAAACAATGTAAACCTAATAACTTGAGTAAGGTAGAATTTAATGATTGTGTAAAATACATGGACGATAAGTTTTATTTTATTATGCCAGAAGAAGATTTTACATTGGATTCTATACTTTCTAAAGCCGGTAGCCTTGTTTCCCGGAAAGGCATTAATATTTTGGTTATAGACCCCTATAATAAACTTGAACATAAATTACCGGCAGGCGTATCGGAAACAAATTACATATCTTCATTTTATGATAAACTTTCAGTATTTGCAAGGAAAAAAGATATAATGATTATTTTGGTCGCCCATCCTATAAAGATGAAAAAAGATGCAACTGGTAAATTCGAAGTGCCAACACTTTATGATATTTCCGGTAGTGCTAATTTTTATAATAAAACAGATTTTGGGATAACAGTATATCGGGATTTCAACGAGGAAATAATAAGGGTTTTTGTCCAGAAAGTTAAATTTAAACACTTAGGGAAAACGGGTTCTTGCGAGTTTAAATACAACATAAATAACGGCCGGTTTGAATATTATGATGGGTATAATGTGGTTTGGAATAATGAAAGTTATTTTGACAAGCCAGAAATAATACCAAATCCTATGCCAATTAATATTAATTTTTATGATAAAGAAGAAATTGATCCGCCCTTTTGAAAAGAAAGAGTCAGGCTATCATTTACACGCTAAAAATGATTTAGCCAAATGGGTTGGGGGAGAGGTTGAAAAAGAGTTTTTTGTAGAGGGTTCAATTGCTTTCGTCCCGGATGTTACTGTCACCGAAAATAATGTAATAACGGCATTATATGAGGTCGTACATAGTCACCCGATAGACGGTAAAAAACTTGGAATGATACAAATGTGGTGTTATCGCAATTTTACTGAGTTAAGTATTTTTGAAGTATCCGCGGACTACATTTTAAAACAGACAACAAAACCGGATGTTATAGAAACAATGAGTTGTTACGAAATATCAATAGAATGAAAACGATCCGCCACAAATGGGATAAATTACCTGGTCTTAAACACGCCGAATGCCCGAAGTGCAAATGTGTAAAAAAATTTGACACTATTTTAGGCCGGGTTGTGTTTACTGACCGGTTTGGAAAGATCTATTTTGTTATACCTGATTGTGTTATGGCAAATACTTTAATATAATTCCAAAACATGACAAAAGTCATAAAATTATTCAATAACAAAATATAACTTCGAAAAATGAAACTTAATAGTGGAGCAATCGCAGGTACATATTACAGTCTAAGATGCAAGTCCCTTCCAAAAGGATAGCGACCCCACCGAGGACAGATACAATCAGGACTCATCTATGCTCGAGAGCAGTATCGGTTGGTAATATGCCACTATTTTAAAATAAAAATAAAATGAAATATTTAAACGAATTATCAAAACAAATTTACGAAGGAAATAAACTTCGTGGATTCGATGCTTCTAAAGAAAACATTGGACAAACATTAATGCTTATTGTATCTGAATTATCAGAAGCTTTAGAGGCCGACAGGAAGGACAAACGTAAAATGTTAAATGCCTTTGAACAAGAATTAGGCTATGCAAGACTTTCAATTTCAGATTTTGAAAACGAAAACGAAAATTGCGACTGGTTAAAGAACCGATTTGAAACCACCGTAAAAGATACTTTTGAAGATGAAATTGCAGATTCTTTTATTCGTTTGTTCGATTTGTGTGGGGCTTTAAATATTGATATAGAGAAGCATATTGAATTAAAATTAAGATATAATTCAACGCGTCCTTTTAGACATAATAAAAATTATTAATTTAAAATCGAAATAACATGAAAAATTCAACATTACAAGAAGTATATAAGAATAGTTCCGACGAAGTAAGGGCTATCCTTAAAAATAAGTTCTCTGAAAAAGAACTGGGGCTAAGTAAAGAAGTTGATCAGGA